ACCTGTTAAATCATCATGAGCTGGAACTTTAGCTGCTACAAGAGCTGTACCGCTCCATGTACCTGCTGATATAGTTCCTGCATTAGCAATACCGCTATCAAATGTTATAGAGTTTGTTATATTGCCACCAGAAATTGTCAAATCACCTGTAATGCTTAAGTTGCCTCCAATAGTAGCTAAATTTGGCAAACTATCTATTGCGTTTTCTATTGTTGTTTCTGTAGTAGCATCTAAAGCGTCTATGTTTTGTAAAGTTCCAGTACCAGAGCTATCAGTAACATAAGTAACATCGCCTAAAGAAAGATTACCACCTACAGCCTCTGATGCTATAGATAGCTTTGTCCAGCCTGTAGCTGCTTCTGGCGTACTAGTTACTTCATCACCAGATGTGATTGCTTGTCTTGTCCAAGTTGTTGCCATTTATCTCCTAAAAATCTTGTTGAGCAATTCTACCCATAGTTTGATAATTACTTTTTGAAAACTTTTTAGCTTCTTTTACAGATATTGAATATTCTCCATCAAAATATTGAGCATTATTAAGGTCCATATTTCTTGGGTCTTTATATCCCTGAGCTATAACCTTATATACTATTGATTCATGAAAGTGAAGAGGAATCATAGTAAAAGTATTTGTTAAAGCACTTGTATCTAAATCTGCATCTCTAGATATTGTGTATAAAGTTAAAGTTTTTGCTTCTGTTATAGATTTCCAATCAGATTGATAACCATCTTTAGTAACAGCATTAAAAGCTTTTTCTACTATTCCAATTCTTTTTAGCTTATCAACAAACCAAGCTCTTTGTTTTCTACTTGCCATTATCCTGTTTCTCCTGTACTATCATCTATTAAAGGTTTGCCTGTTAACATAGGTATTTTAACATCATCTAAATAAACTTCTTTAAGTTTTAAAATTTTATTATCTAAAGTATAATATCTTTGATTAGCTACTGTACTTGTAGTATAAGAATCCTTTATAATTTCTGTCTTAGAGCAAAAGTCATCTTTAGCCCTATTTAAAAGTTTGACTATTTCTGTCTGCCCCATATGAGGATGATGTTGTTTGACTAACTCTATCATTTCTTTTATACTCATTATTCTGCTCCTGGTTTACCTGAATCGTCTATAAATCTTGATACTTCTTTTTGATAAGAAGCTTCAAGCCCTTGTAGTTGTTGACCAACTAAAGTAAGCATTTCACTATCTTCTTCATCTTGAACCTGTTTACTTATATAGCTAGATAATATATTTACGCATGATTTTAAAACTATAGCATGTATTAAATTGCTAGGTAAAAAATGCGTTGTATTTAAAGTAGCTGCAGTAATAGCTGTTAAATTTGTTGAATTAGTAGCATATGAAAAATAAAATATTCTACCTGTTTGCCCACTTCCATTACAATGTGGAAATATTAAAACTTCTGCAGCTGCTGTATTTCCATTTATACTATATACAGGGCTATGCGCAGTAGCATAATAAATACTAGCAGAGTCTTTAGCAGAAGAAAATTCTGCTCTTAATAAAGGAGCACATTCCCTTTCTATTCCATTACTATTAGCATCTACTCTAGTTACTTTTAAAACCTTTTTATCTTCTATAGAAAAGCCGCTTCCTTCAGTTCCTGAACTAGCACTAGTAACCGCTTGTGATGCTGCAGAATATTTAATTAATAAATCCTCATTAATAGTATCTGCAACTTCATTAAAAGCTGCATTAATTAAATCTATATAACTTAAACTAGGTATAGTAGCATACTCAGAGCCTATTAAGTCTGTAATTCTATCTGCTATTGATGCGCCTGGTGTAGCCATTAATCCATATACTCAATATGAAATACAAATTCTAAATCATCAACTGCAGCATAATCAGCTTCTTCTCTTACAAGTGCTGTAAAATATACACTTGTTGAATTACTTTCTGCTTGTAAAAGAATAGGTAATGTATCAGTACTAGCGCTTGTAGCACCTCTTAATAAACTTGAAGCTGTATAAACACATGCACTACCTGAATTTAATGCAATTACTGATGTACTGTCTGAAAAATCTACTGGAAGAGAACCTATTACTTTAGATGCTACAAGATTTGCACGTGTTATAGATGATGCTGACCCAGCTGTACCAAAATTTGTTTGAACTTGCATAAAAATTAAATCCATATCATGCTGTTCATTGTCTTTGTCAATTATAGTAATACCTACTAACTTAGAAACACCTCCACGTTCTAATACTGCATTAGGAATTTCTGTTGCATTAAACATCACATCATTATTTTCTGTTGTACCTGCAATAACAGTAGGTGTAACTCTAGCTATAACTCCGCCTTTTACACTAGCTCCTGCTTTTGCTGTTTGAGCTATGCTATTATGCGTTATTGTTAACTCGCTCATTTTATCTCCTTAAATTTATGTAGAGGGAGCCGAAGCTCCCCCTACGATTGTTAAACTAACCACTTACTATGATGGGTCAGCACCTATACCACCAATGAATGAATCGTCAGCATCATCAAGGCCTAAACCTTCAGTATACTCAGAATTTATTCCAGATACCAAGAAAATAATCTTGATAGTTGTTTGGTCGTCAGTACCATCATTATTTACTAATCTATACCATGGTAATGTATAATCAGACAAATCAACCGTATATAGTTGAACGCCTGCTACATTAGGAGTAATATCGTCATCAAGAGATGAACCAATCATAACCCAATTTTTACCATCCATAGAACCTTCAATATGAAAATCAGATGCAACATCAGCTCCAGCCGTTGTAATGTTAAAGCCAACTACAATCTTTTTTCCATTAATCCAAGTCCCTTTAATACCAGGGCTAACTAACATAGCATCAGTATCAGTAGGGTCTAACTCAGCATGAGACAGATAAGTAATACCTTCAACAGTGTTAACAGTCCATTTACCATACTTTCCATAGTTATCAGCACCATGAGTTCCATCAGTAATTGCAACATCATTAATTCCTACTATTGCCATAATCTACCTCCCCTTAAGAAAACTTAAGAATTGCGTGAGTTTCAGGAACACTAATTTCCAATCCAGCTTCAGTGATAACTTGGTCTTGCCTGCCATCAACGCCGTTGTCTTGTACATTAGTTTCAATATAAGTGTCTCGACTAACACCATTACCCACAAGTGGTCTATAAGATACATTCTTCATATCAACTGCAACGCAGTAATCTTCCCAAGGTCCTCTTAATAAAGGCTCTTGAACAAAGTGTAAATTACCAAATATAGTATTTACCATTGTTACTGTATGCCCGAAAGCACCAGGGATAGTTTGTACGTCAAGTCTGTATTGAGATGAACCTACAGAATTATTTAAAAAGCTTCCGCTTCCTAGTTTGTTTAAATAAGTAATAACTTTTCTTGAAGCTAATACTAATTTGTCACCACTGTTTCCAGATTCAGGAGCGAAAAAATCTTCCATTGCATCTAAGAAAGCATCGTAGCCAGATGAGCTGTAAGACATATTATATACTTTACCATAAGTTTCAGTATAAGGTAAGATACCCCAAGAATATCTAGTTGGCGCAGTGCCAGCAGATGTTTCGTTTGAAGCAGAACCCATACCAAAAAGCATAGCTTGTTCTATATCCATTTTATGTTCCATTAACTTATCTTGCCAGATTCTTTGAAATTCATTCGCAATACCTCTATATTCAGTAGCTAAAGCTGTACCAGAAAAGATATTCATACCAGTTTTGAAGATTTGACAATATCCTTCTCTGTCATACAATTTATCTTCCCAACCAATAGGACTATCAGTTCCTTCAGCAAATGCTGTACCAACTACTTGACATTTATTACCAGCACTAAATACAGTACCATTAGGTATAGCTTTTCCAATAGCTGTTAAAGCAAGACCTTCAATAGTAGTTTTATTATCGTCTGTATCATGACCGATAGTAGTACCAGCTAAAGTTGGGCTTGTTCCTGTAGCTACTGTTGCAGAAGCGCTAATTTGTAAGTAGTAAACTACTCCATCGTCACCCTTCATTGCAATTACTTGACCAGGTAATAAAAACGAACATTGTGATGCACTTGCTACCTTACCATACTCGTCATATTTGCAAGTAAAAACTATGTCCTCTGCGTCATTTAATACTTCAGCAACTGCAAATTCCTCACTAGCTGTAAATGCAGTGTGAACTTCAAAGTTACGTCTTTGCCACTGATGTCTTTGCTCAAGAAATTTGAACACAGGGTCATTAGTAGCTTTTTTTGCCACCTTCGATAAATATACGAAGAATGGACTTTGTTGTGGAGCCAATTCAGCAACACGGTCACCAAAATTAAACTGACGTCTTGTATCGTCTAGAGAAACTCCAGTAGCCGCATTATATTGGCTATTCGAATAAAATGTTCCCATTTGATTCCATCCTTTATTTTGCCCTCTATCAGCTGCCTTGGTAGGCCTTTAAGTAGGGCGGTTATAAGTTACTTCCAGGGATTCTTACTATTAAAATTCCCTATCAAATTATCCATAATCTTATCTTCAAATGATTTAGTATCAGCATTAGATTGTCCAGAAGGCATTACTCCCATAGGAGATGGTACCTGTTGAGCATTCTTTGTTTGCTGAAATGCAGGACTTGGTTCTGCAGGTGCATTATTTTGCGGTACTGCATTACCATTTTGCATTCTATACAATTGAACTAAATTATCGATAGTAATTGAAGCTGGGTCAGACATTTTCTGCATAAATTCTTTTGCTTCACCATCAGACATACCGTAATGTCCCATTACATGAGATTTGATTTCTGCTTCTTGAGTTGCATGCTTTTGAGCAGCTTCCTGCCTTTTAGCATTTTCAACTCTTTGTTTTTCAAAGTTGTCAAATCTTTCTTGGATTACCGCATTGTCGTATTGTGTTTTTAAAGTATTATACTCAGAAACATTGTCTCTCCATTCTTCAATTGAATCTAAGTACCTAGCACTTTCGCTATTAGGGTCAGCGTAAGCTTCTTCTCTATTAAAAGCTCTAGGTCTTTTAGGTTTTTCAGGTGCAGGAGGAAACTCGTCAACAGGAGCACTTTCTTCCACAGGAGCTGCAGGCTGTGCCTGAGCTTGCTGTGATTTCATAGCCTCTAACTCATTTTTATATTTATCTGCTTGAGATTGCCAATATTGGTATCTATTCTCATCATTATTATTTTGAGTTGGTGTTTGTGGAGCAACTTCCTCTTTACTTACTTCAGGTTGTCCAGTTGGTTCTGGAGCTGTTTCAGTAGTACCTTCATTACCAGTAGTAAAAGCACTTGTAACATCATTAGAGCCCATATCTGTTCCAAATACAGCTTCTTCTAAAGAATTATACTGTTGTTCATTAGAACTTTCTTGTGGGGTGTCTACCTGTACATTATCTTGTGTCATTATTTGTCTCTTTTCTTAGCTGCCTTTTCGCCATCAAAGGGTAAGCTATCTTGTTTAGATGATTCTCTTATTTGAGATTTCACCATGGCTAAACTATCATCAAGTCGTTTTTCATATATAGTACTAGCTGCTTTTGATTTATTTGAAACTCCATCAAGACCAGCTTTAAACTTCTCAACTTCGACTTTCTTTCTAAGATTAACAGCTTCTCTATCTCTAGACTGCATATCTCCTTTTAACTGCTTAATTTGTTCTGTTGCAGATTTTAATTGTTGTTGCAACGCTGCAATCGTATCAGTTCTTTCTAGAACACCTTCCATATCAAATACTTCTGTTTTCTTAAGAACTTCTTGCTTATCTATTAATCCTTTTGCATACGCATCCATATAGAACTCTAATTCTGCATATCTATTAGAAGGTAATGTAGAACCAGTAACAACTATAATATCGTATTTACCTATAGTTATATCATTTATAATTTTAATTTCACCAGTTTTATCATCAACAAGCTTTTTATTAATTACGTAATCACTCATTGAGTTGTTTGGCTGTACAATTCTAAATACTTTTTCAGTTTTGTATAACTGCTGTATAAGAGGTATAGCTACTTGAGCTACCCTAGTCAATGACGCTTCTATATCAGCAAGTTTTGATTTCATTTTTCTTTGACCAAACTCA